GATGCAGAAGGTACTTTGGCTGCTGTTATATATACAACAGCATCTGCCCTAACTTTGAGTGGAACTATCGCGGGAACCGTGAACACAACATCGTCAGCCGGTACTATGATCCAATCAATTTCAACAGCAACTAAGGGTGCAACATTTAAGTTGGAAGTTCATACTGGTGGTGTGGCAAATGCATATTCTCCTTCTGAATCCCTTACATTTCACTTCGACCCAGATGAAAAAACAAATTATATCAGAAATATTTTAAATACAAACCCTCAGAAGCTTTATTCTAAAAACATGGCTTCTGCACAGCTTAAGAATTATTTCCTTGGTGAAACATACGAAGAGGCTGTAAGTCGCTTAGTAACTGGAGTTTCTGCCAGCGCAGGAAGTCAATATGCTATATTATTGCCATTAATGTCTGGTTCTGCTGCTGCAAACAACCTTATGTACCACACAGCCCCTGCTCGCGAATCGAAGACTGGTTGGGTTATCAATCGTGACCCAGCACCACAGACAGATGTTGCAGATTTTTCTGCTGATTTGCAAAAGAAGCTTTTCCGTTTGTGTGCCTTGTCTGAAGGGTCATATTTTGAAAGAAATTATTATATCACAATTGAAGACTTGTCCCTTGGAACAACAAAAAATCCAAATTCTACTTTTTCTGTAATTATTAGAAATTTAGCCAACAATGTTGTCGAGCAGTTTTCTAACTTAAATCTCGATGAAGCATCAGAGAACTTTATTGGAAAAAGAATTGGAGACATGTACCAAACATGGGATAGCTCCAAAGAACGTTATGAATTATACGGAGAATATCCAAACCAATCAGACTTCGTTCGTGTAGAGATGGCTGATGATTGGAAAGCAATAATTGATGATACTTACAAGATTCCTTGGGGATTCTTCGGGCCAGTACAGCCAAAGTCATTTGTACTTGGATATGGTTCTTCCGGGCCACAAGCCTCTGGAGATGCTGTTAATGATGGAACACCCGCAACAAACACAGTTGTAATTTCTGCTGGAAGCTCTGGCGGTGCTGTAAATACGGGTGCTAAAATTACTTTCAATCACCCAGACCTCGGAGCTTTTGTTGTAACATCAACCTCTGGCGGTGGTACGGATGCTTCCTTTACCAATCAGGCAGCAAATATTGATAGGACAGCCGATGTCGGTGATGATTTTGCTTCAAAGTTAGCAATTTTATTAAATCAAATACCGGGCTACAAGGCCGCCGCTGTAGGGGGAACTGTAACAATCACAGCTAAAATAAACGGTCCCCACTTCAAGGGCTATGGTCCTGTTGAAACCGATGATAATTTTAATAATATTACTATTAATGGAATCACAGGCGGCACTGATACGGATGACTTCCTTGATGCTTATGTTAGAGGAAATGCATTAATACCTTTCCATGGTGGCGATACAGACAATTTTGCACATTTACCGCTTGATTATTCAGCTTCTTTCAGCTTCCCAAGATTAAAACTTTCGGAACAGAGTACTTCAAGAGCGGGTTCCGATTATGATGGAAAAGATTTATTTGGATTAAATCATAAATTTGCCAGCAAAAACGAAAGAGCACCACTTGGCGATAGAAGCTATATTGATCTTTTAAGATACCAAGGTGGTGGCATTGACTTGAATGCTACAAGCAATGCTACTCAACATTCTTTTGTATTCTCACTCGATGAAATTATGAAAAGAAATGGAAAATATTACTGGCAATCTGGATCACATGCTCTTGCCGCTGGACTAAATGCAGAGACTGCTGGTTCTGGATCTCAACAATTGTTGACTGATGGAATTAAGAAGTTTGCGTTGCCTATGTTCGGCGGTTTTGACGGGCTTGATATTACACAAATCGACCCGTTCTCAAGTAAAAATGTTTTAGATGATAAATTAGACACAACACACTATGCGAACTATTCAATTAAAAAGGCAATTCAAGCTATCGCAGATACCGAAGTGGTTTCCTATGATGTTATCTCGATACCGGGTATGACCAATTCAACATTGTCTAATGAATTGATTTCTGCCGTTGAAGATCGAGGAGATGCTTTAGCAATTATTGATCTTGATGATCAATATAAAGAAACTCATGAAGGCGAAGGTGTTCGTAGTGGTGGGGGTATCGATGATGTCAAAACAACCGCTAGAACAAGAGATCTCAATACTAGCTATGCAGCAACATATTATCCAAGAGTTCGTATGCGCGACACCCTATCAGGTAATGGAGATGTATTCGTTGCTCCCGCCTCTGTCGCAGGTATAGGGGCTCTATGCTTCTCAGATGCAAATTCTGATGGCCCTTGGTTTGCCCCAGCAGGTTTCAATCGAGGAGGTATTTCAATCCTTGGTGGTAATGATGGCCCACGTGTCGTTGGGACTTGGAAAAATCTTCCAAAATCAGAACGAGACGAATTATACGAGTTAAATATTAACCCAATTGCAAGATTTCCAGCCGTTGGCGAAATTGTAATCTTCGGTCAGAAGACACTTCAACAAACCCCATCTGCATTAGATAGAATTAATGTTAGAAGGTTGATGGTTTATCTTAAGAAAAGAATCGGCTCTATCGCAGATACTATCCTTTTTGACCAAAATGTTCAAGCAACATGGTCTCGATTTAAATCAAAAGCAGATATGGTCTTGGGAGATGTCCAATCAAGACTCGGTATAACAGAATATAAGCTTGTCTTGGATGAGACAACAACAACACCAGATTTGGTCGATCAAAATATCATGTATGCTAAAATCTATGTGAAGCCAGCAAGAGCAATCGAGTTTATTGCGATTGACTTCATTATCTCACGATCGGGTGTTGAATTCTAGAGTACAAACTAATTAAGTTATAATAAGGAGAAAACAAGTAATGGCATTTTGGAGTAACGTCACATCAGAGGCGAAAAGAAATTATAGATTTAAAATCACTATGGCAGCATTCGATGCAGATAGTGTTGTTTGGTGGGCAAAAACCGCTAGCCTTCCTTCATACGAAGTTAGTGAGGTAGAACACAACCATATGGATAATAAATATTATTTTCCTGGTAGGGTTACTTGGTCTACCGTATCAATGACACTTGTTGATCCTATTAGCCCTGATGCAACAGATCTTTTGAACAGAATGCTTGTTGATGCTGGCTATAGTGTCCCTGGAGATGCCTCTTCTGCTTCTCAAAAGAAAACAATTTCAAAAAATAAAGCAGCAGGTCAAGGAATGGTAAAAATTGAAGTTCTTGATTCAGATGGTAATATTGTAGAAGCATGGGAATTGCAAAATCCTTTTCTTCAGTCTGCTAACTTTGGCTCTTTGGATTACAGTAGCGATGAGCTTAAAGAAATTGAATTGACTTTCCGATACGATTGGGCTGTTTGCACCTCTGGTGGAAACGAAAGATTTAAGAAAGGATCTTCAACCAGTAACACCGCCACAGCAGGTATCGCACCTCCAACAGGTACGACTCCGACTACAGGCACATAGAGGGCTAAATGGCTTTTTGGAGCAACAGAGCAGTAAACCCTGCAAGAAAATATAGATTTTCTGTAGGACCATCTGGTACTAATTGGTGGTATGTAAACTCTGTCACACTGCCGTCTTTTGAAATAAACTCAAATGAATATTTATTATTAAATCAAAATTTTAAATATCCTGGTGTCCCTACTTGGTCCGATGTAACAATCAGCATGATCGATGTTGCAGATTCTGTTAAAAAGATCTCTGAAGTGTTGGGGTTTCAATTTTTTGATTTTTTACAAACAGATGGTATAGCTAAAGTAACAAGTGCTGCTGCTTTAACCAAGTTGGATAAAAAAGGCTCTGCGACACCAACAGAGGACAATTCAGTTAAACAAACAAAAGAAAAAGAAAAAGGAAAAATCACAGCCGAGAAGCTCTTTGGCCGAGGCAGCACAGATAAAAAAACTGAAAATGAGTCCACTACAAAAGAAGCTGCCGAGTTGCAAAAAAAAGGTCTCAGTAATGCAACGGGGTTAGCTAATAATTTTACCATTCAGCAGTTAACCGAAGACGGAAAAGTTTCT